GTTGTTCTTTATCTAATTCATATTATTTAGAACTTTGGAGGGCAAAAGTCTCTCGTCCGAAGACGAGAGGAAAACCTCCGAGGCGTAACATAAGGAACACCTCCCCTACCATTCCACAACTTAGTGACACTCTAACAGGTCACTATTTTGTGGTAGCTAATGGTAGAGCGCCGGTTGCGGCGGCCGTCGACTGGGTTGTCGACATTCTTCGGACTGAAAGCCATGCTCACACTTAAGTGACACATTTGAATTCGGTCGATTTGACTAGTTTACTCTAGGATTTTAATGAGTTTACTCTCAGAATGTTAACACAATATCTTGCGGCTTTTTACATCAGCGTGATGTATCATATTGATAAATTAGTTTGTTTCCGTTTGGCCGATTAGGCCCATATCGCGATCCCATTCTTCTTTGTAAGAATCATAAGTCGAAATGTTAGGATATTCACCAGACGCATCGTAGTATGCCTGGCAATACGCCCGAGTCCACTTGTTGAATGTTTCTTCATCATGTTGCGCCAGTTCCCGACACACGTCTTCAATGTTTAATTTACATGCTAAGTCGTAATCAGGACACTTACGTATCCAGTTTGGTGTTTCTAGAAGTGTTTCCATAGCCATGGGAGCACGGTAAATGGAATTATCTTTCCTAAACCCTCGTTTTAAATACGCCACCTCGTCTAATTTCCGACAAGGTACTAAGTCTCCAGTCTTGGCTTCATCAGTATAAATCATACCAAATGAAGCGTAGGCGTCTGTCACTGTAATTTGGTTAAACCAATTGGCAATATCAGAAGAAAAATTGATGACATTATCGTCACCGTATGAGACCATAGATACATTCTCCATGAATGGAGGCATTCTTGAGTTCTGTCCCGATGATTGCCATGCTCTGTAATAAGCAATGCGCATAGAGACGGAATTATAAAATGAGTTCAAACAAGTAGTCAGGGCATTTCCAGAGGGTTGCGAGTGGGACAAACTAATATAAGTTCCCTCACACAACCAAACACTATTATATACATCTAACATTAACACTTTACGAACTAGTGCATTTTCCGG